CAACCCGAAACAAAACAATTAGAGATGCTCATGCTGGCACTTGATGCACAGCTTTGCAGCACAAAAAGCGCAGCAATAATTAGTAATATCTTCTTCATATCTAATGTTAATTTAATGTAAGTTACAAAAAAATGGCTGGACTAGTAGAAATAAAGGGGTTTGACGAGCTTGTCATCAACATTTGTCCTATAGATACACAGGGAGAAGTGTTTGAATTATCAGGTTTGTATATCCAAATGCCTAAGGTTCCATCACATGAAAAGATACTGTTCCACAATCTTAAAAAAGAGGAACAGAGATGGACACGTCAAGAACCTCCAAAGGAGCTGATGCGTATAAAGTCAATGGACGAATGGAACGATAGCCCTAAAGAGTTCAAGTCTAAGTACGAGCCATACATACGTGAGGAGTTTAGAAGAAGGAGTGAGGGCCTTTGGTTCTACAACAATGGTGTACCCACCTATCTAACTGGTGGTCACTATATGCTGTTACAGTGGGGGAAGATAGACGGATCATTTTACGGTGACTACCTGAAATTTCAAGCGCAGATACACTATCACTGGGAAGCCTGTAAGGCAGACCCTAGATGTGCTGGTCAGAACTATGTGAAGTGTAGACGTTCTGGATATACTAATGTCGGTGGAAACGAGCTTACCGATGAGGGCAGTATGGTACGTGATGCTGTTCTTGGTATTATGTCAAAGACCGGTAAGGATGCCCAGGAAAACGTATTTATGAAAAAGGTGGTGAAGATGTTCAGGAACTACCCGTTCTTCTTCAAGCCTATTCAAGATGGTACAACGAACCCACGTACAGAGCTGGCGTTCCGTGAACCTTCAGCTAGAATCACAAAGAAAAACAAGACTTCTAATACAGGCGAGGCGCTAAACACTATAATCACCTGGCGTAACACTACGTCCAATGCCTTTGATGGTGAGCGTTTGCACAGGATATTTATTGATGAGGCTGGTAAGTTTGAGAAACCTGAGGACATCAGAGAGATATGGCGTATCCATCGTACTTGTCTTATCGTAGGTCGTAAGATTATCGGCAAGGCACTAGTAGGCTCAACAGTAAACCCTTTGGACAAGGGCGGTAAAAACTACCGCGACCTCTGGGATATGAGTGACCCACAGGACCGAAACGAGAACGGACGCACCAAGTCTTTGCTGTATAGATTATTCGTTCCTGCGTATGAAGCTCTAGAAGGATTTTTTGACATCTATGGAAACCCTATTATTGAAGACCCGGAAAAGGAGACAAAAACTGTTGACGGCGACTACGTAAAAATAGGTGCTAAGACATACCTGAAGAACGAAAGAAACGGGTTGAAAAATGATGCTACAGAACTCAACGAGTACATCAGACAGTTCCCGTTTACACCAGACGAAGCCTTTAGAGATTCTACAAAGGCATCTACATTCAACATCGCTAAAATCTACGAACAGATTGAAAGCAACATGGAGCTTTATCCTAACCCAGTCGTACAAGGAAACTTTGTATGGGAGGATGGAGTCCAAGACACTAAAGTGATATTTAGACCAGACGCCAACGGTAGGTTTAGAATTAGCTGGATGCCGCCACCAGAGCTCAGGAATAAGGTTGTAACAACCAATGGGAAAAGGACTCCAGGTAACGCTTGGCTAGGTGTTGGAGGTGTGGATAGCTACGACCTTGATTCAACTGTAGATGGCAGGGGTTCTAAGGGTGCCTTACACCTGTACAACAAGGTCAACATGGAGTACCCTTCTAATATGTTTGTACTAGAGTACGCGTCACGTCCACCGCTAGCTAGGATATTCTACGAAGACGTATTGATGGCTGCGGTATTCTATGGATACAGCATATTGATAGAGAACAACAAGTATGGTATTGCTAGGTATTTTGAAAACAGGAAGTATGATGGATACTTAATGGACCGACCTAGATCATTAGGTGGGGGAACCAAGTCATCTACAAAGACTAAGGGTATACCTTCTAACTCTCAAGATATCATACAGGCGCATGCTCAGGCTATAGAAGCATACATTCATGAGCACGTAGGTATGAATGATGAAGGCAGGTACGGTACGATGTATTTTGATAAAACTCTTGAAGACTGGATTAACTTTAAGATTGACAACCGTACAAAGTATGACCTTTCTATCAGTTCCGGATTAGCACTTATGGCTGCCCAAAAAGTAGTCAAGAAGGAAGTAAAAAAAGAAAACAGTAACAGAAAGTTCTTCAGAAAAGTCAAGCCTATACAGCGTTGATAAATTATCTATCTTTGTAGTTGATTAAGATTCAGCGAAACGATGAATATAACTAAGAAAGGTAGTTTCCCTAATCCACTAGCAAAGCACGCTGAGAAAGACCAGAAAGCATACGGTCTTGAATACGCCAAGGCGATGATGAATCAGTGGGGTGGGCTAGACACAGAAGGAAGCTTGTATCAAAAACGATACAAAGAGTTTGAGCAGTCACGTATGTACGCTAATGGTACACAGGACACTCGTATCTACAAACAAATATTAAATAGCCTGGACCCAGGCAATGATGACGGTTCTTTGCTGTCTATTGATTGGACTCCGGTTCCTATCGTTCCCAAGTTCGTTAAGATTGTAGCGAACAAAATCATATCATCTTATCGTTACCCTCAGATTGAAGCGGTAGACCCTCTTTCACAAAACGAGAAAGACCTCAAAAAGAAGGAGATTGCTGTATTCATTGAGAAAAAAGAAATGCTTCAGGAAGCAAAGCAGTCTGGTTTACAGGTTGCTTACGACCCTGATCAATTACCAGAAACTCCTGAAGAGGTAGAAATCTTTTTAGATAGTAATGTAAAAACAGATGCTGAAGTAGCCGGTCAACTAGCTACGCAGCTGACTCTATTGTGGAATGAATTTGACGAGCGTATCTATCGCAGATGTGTTGAAGACATTATATCTTGTGGTATGGCTGTGGCTAAACGATCTAATGATCCAAACTACGGAATCACAGAAGAGTATGTTGACCCAGCAATGTTTGTACATAACTATACTGATGACCCAACATTTTCAGACCTAGTATACGCAGGGCACATCAAGCGTCTAAGTATCATGGAACTAAAGCGTCTAGCTGGTGACCAGTTCACTGAGAAGCAGTACGCTGAGATGGCTCAGAATGTAATGAACAAGCATTCTAATAGCGCTGAAAGGTTTACTGAGAAGTACTATGACAAACAGCTAAACAAGTACAAGTACGGTTATGATGAGTACACTGTAGAGGTATTGGACTTTGAGTTCTTATCTGTAGACTCTATGATCTATGAGAACAAGATGTCTCGTCATGGAAATATGGGCTTTTACTTCAAAGGTGAAGAGTACGAAGCTCCTAAAAACTCTATATATGACAGAGAGCCTGTTTACATGCAGAATGCTACTGTATATGGAGGTATGTACATTATAGGTACAGATCATATCTTCAACTACGGTCAGCAACACAATATCCCTAAGAATATCCACGATATCTCTAAAGCCAGACTTTCTTATTCTGTTACAGCTGTAAATATGCGTAACATGATTCCTAAGTCTATGGTATCTGGGGTTATTGGATTCGCAGATCAATTGCAGCTAACACACCTCAAGCTACAACAAGCTATTGCTAAGAGTAAGCCTGATGGTATCATGGTTGATATTGAAGGCTTGGAAAACGTAGACCTAGGTCGTGGAGGAGAACTACAGCCTCTAGATATCCAAGACATCTACGAACAAACAGGTGTCTTCTACTACAGAAGCAAGAATCCAGAGGGTGGTTTCCAGAACCCTCCTATCAGAGAGATTGGAAATACTATCCGTAACATCAACGAGCTTATCGCTTTGTATAACCACTACCTACGAATGATTCGTGACTCCACTGGTATCAATGAGGTTATGGACGGTACAACACCTAAAGGAGAAGCTTTGGTTGGTGTAAACCAGATGGCTGTAAATGCTGGTAACAATGCAATATATGATATCACTAATGCAAGTATGATTCTCTACCGCAGGGTATGTGAAGACATCTTGAAGTGTGTTCAGATTCTACCGGCAGAGTCAGTAATATTCAAAGTGTACGAGAAAG